ATGTTTTTTTTGAGTCAAATTATGGCACATGCAAACGATCAGATTTTAGACAGCTCAGCAACTCCAGCGCGCTTGGTGCTGGGTACGCGACAGACATATAGCGCAGTAGTGTCCGACCTGACCCCAGCCATCGGGGCCACGGACATTTTTACGCTGAGCGGATCAGCGACAAGGACAATATATGTGACCGCAATAGAGATCATAGCCGATGCGACGGCGGTTGGGATTGTTGATTTTTATCTGTACAAACGCACCGCCGCAAACACGGGCGGCACATCATCATCACTGGCCCCAACCCCGCACGACTCGCAAAATGCGGCGGCAACAGCCGTGGCTAAACAGTACAGTGCAAATCCAAGCGCCCTTGGCGCAGGCACTTTGTGGCGGGGCGGTCACTTGGCTTTGCCAGCTGCCACAGCGACAGGCTATCCGCAAACGCCCTGGCTGATTGACTTAAACGGGCATAAAGGCCAGCCGCTGGTTTTGCGGGGCGCGTCAGAATTTTTGGCGGTCAATTTGGCGGGGGAATGGACGGGCACACCCGCAGGGCTAAGCGTTTACATAAACGCGGAGTGGATAGAGATTTAGCAGTGACAGCAGCAAAAGGCGTCGTTAAGCGCAAAAAAATTGAGATTAACCAAAAAGAATTTGACGGGTCAATTTACGATGCCGACGGCAATCTGATAGCCGCAAAAAAAAAGAAAAAAAAGAAAAAAAAGAAAAAACTGTCCAAAAACCCGTATTGCACCGCCACGGCAAAACACACGGGTGAGCGGTGCGGTTTTAGAGTCACCGACCCGACACGCACAGTCTGCAAGTGGCATGGCGGCACGCGCAAACGAGGCGTAGCACATCATAAAACCCCGGGCACTATGTACAGTAAATTTTATAATGACGATGACAAAGAGATTGCCGACAAAGCTAAAGCAGCTTTAGGCACGGTAGACAAAGAGATTGAGCTGGCCCGTGTTTATCTTGCACGCGCAGTCAAAGGCGCGGCGGAATCCGTGGATGATTTGCGGCTGGAAGAGATCGAGGAGTCGGACGCGGGGATTAAAAAAAAGCATCGGCGTACGGATTGGGACGCGCTGATCTTGCGTTACAGCGACCGCATTGACCGACTGGAGCGGACGCGCAAAGAGCTATTGTCTGACACTAGCTCAGACACAACGCTTGTAATCGTAGGCGGGTTGCCGGATAACACGGACTAATGCCGACGCTGACAATCCCGACGATGCACAAAGGACAGATTGAGGCGTGGCAGTCACGCGGTCGTTTTAGTGTCGTGCGGTGCGGGCGGCGGTGGGGCAAAACGGACTACGGCAAAATTTTGGCATGTGATGGCGCAGCCAAGGGCAGGTCAATCGGCTGGTTTGCCCCGTCATATAAAATCATGAGCGAGGCATACGAGCAAATCATTGACACGCTAGCGCCAATAAAATCACGGTCAAACAAAACTGACGGCGTAATACGCACTATCAGCGGCGGGCGGATTGATTTTTGGTCGTTGGAAAATGAGCAGGCGGGGCGGTCACGGAAATATCATCATGCAATCATCGATGAGGCCGCCTTTGCAAAAAACAGCACGATGGAAAATATTTGGGACAAAGCCATTAAGCCAACGCTACTGGATTTTAAAGGCCGTGCCACGGTTTTTAGCACACCGAACGGGATTGATGAGGATAATTGGTTTTATAGGATTTGCACACAAAAAGAGTTTGGCTGGTCTGAGTATCATGCGCCAAGCCACTCAAATCCCTATTTGCCGGCAGAAGAGTTGGCAAAACTGGAGGCGGACAATCACCCAATGGTTTACCGCCAAGAATATTTGGCGGAATTTGTCGATTGGTCAGGCTGTGCGTTTTTTGACACAGGCAATATGCTGGTTGATGGGACGGCGGTCAGTATTGATAACCCGGTAGATTACGTTTACGCGGTCATTGACTCGGCAACAAAAACGGGCAAAGAGCATGACGGCACAGCGGTCATTTATTGTGCAATCAGCAAATATTACGGGCATCCGCTGGTAATTTTAGATTGGGATATTGTGCAAATTGAGGGGGCATTGTTGGAAACGTGGCTACCAACGGTTTATGAGAATCTTGAATCCATGGCGGTTATGTACCGGGCAAGGTTGGGTAGTGCCGGGGCGTTTATTGAAGACAAGGCCAGCGGTATGATTTTGATCCAACAAGCGCACCGCCGCGGCTGGGCTGCAAATGCAATTGACAGCAAACTGACATCGGTCGGTAAAGACGAGCGGGCGATCAGCGTATCGGGTTATGTCTATCGCGGCATGGTCAAGCTATGCCAAACAGCACATGACAGGCTAGTGACATACAAAGGGGCTAGCCGCAACCATCTTTTATCACAAATAGCGGGATTTAGACCGGGCGACAAAGAGGCATATAAACGTGCGGATGATTTGTTGGATTGTTTTTGCTATGCCGTGGCTATTGGCCTAGGCGATTCTAAAGGTTTTTAATGAGCTATATTGACATAAACGATAACGGCGGCATGGAAACGCCACTGCAACAAATGCTGTTGGCAGATAACATTGAGCCGGGAAGTGAACCAAGCTATCAAATTTGCAAAACAATTTACGAATATCACCCGCTGGGCAAACGGCTGATAGACACCCCACTGGACATTGCAATGTCCAAACCGCGCGAGATCACAATACAGGATTCGCCGGAAAATTCGGTGGCTGAAGCATTTGAAAAAATGTGGAAATTAATGAACGCTGACACGCACATTAAGAACACGGCACGACTAGCGGGAATTTATGGCGCGGCAACATTGTCGTATGACGTGGACGCTATAAACCCAATAACACAAAATGACTACGAAAAATCCGACGTTATCCCACCCGATGAACTGCACAAATTAGTGCCAATTTTCCACGAATTTGACCCGTTAAACACTGCCGGCTCTTTGGTGCTGGAACAAAACCCGCTATCAAAAAACTTTCAGCGGCCGGTTGGCGTGACAGTGGCAGGTGTAAAAATACACCCGTCGCGGTGCTGTGTAATCATGAACGAACAGCCAATTTACATTAGCTATACGGGGTCGAGCTATGGCTATGTCGGAAGATCTAAATACCAGCGAGCGCTATACCCGCTAAAGTCTTTTATACAGTCAATGATTACGGACGATTTGGTGCAAGAAAAAGCCGGATTGTTGGTGGCAAAAATGCGCCAGCCAAGTAGCATCGTTGACAAGCTAATGCAAAAAGCGGCGGATGTTAAGCGGCAACTGCTTAAAAATGCACGGTCAGGAAACGTGTTTAGCCTGGATTTAGATGAGTCGGTCGAGTCAATCAATCTGACGCAAATATCAGAGCCGATGACTGTTAGCAGAAACAACATCATCGAAAACATAGCCCTTGCGGCAGACGTGCCAGCCAGCATGTTGACGGGTGATAGTTTTGCAAAGGGCCTAAACGAAGGCGGCGAGGATGCTAAAAAAGAAATGCGTTATATCGACACAGTCAGAGAATCAATGAATGGGTTGTACGCATTTATGGACAAAATATGCATGAGATTGGCATGGACACCAGAATTTTACGACAACATTGTGCAAAAATTTCAGAACGATTACGGCGGCATGACATTTGACGCGGCATTTTACAAATGGTCAAACTCGTTTGAAGCAAAATGGCCTGATTTGATAGAGGAACGGGAAGAAACCCGGTTAAAAGCAGAAGAAATTAGATTAAAAGGTTCGGAAATCGTATTGGACAAAATGGCCCCGATGCTAGACCCGGTAAACCGTGCGGCCTTGATTGCATGGGTGGCAGACAACATCAATGAGCTAAAAATCACGTTTCCAAACAAATTAGAAATTGACGAAGAGGCTTTGGCGGCCTATGTGCCACCTGAGCCGATAGAACAAAGCACTGACAATGTGTATTAAATGCGCTTAAGCTTTAAGGCATTAGTACGCAATGCCGTGGCTGACATCATGGCACAGGGCTATGACAAAGCTAGGCACGACTGGGCATGGTGGATATTGCTGGCCTTGCGGCGCGATTACCCGCCAACCAAAAAAGCGGCTGAGCGGTTGACCGCAAGCTATCAGCGGGCAACACAACACGGCGCGATCAAAAAAATAGCCCCCCATGCAGGACAACAAAACATTGACCGAATCAAATACAAACTGGCGCAAGAGCTAAACGACACTATAAGAGCCGCTGACGATATTATCAATTTGCATAGGCAAACGGCAGAAGCCGACGTACAACGGCGGTTTATCGGCTGGGCATCCAGTGACCCGACAATAGTTGACCAGCGGCAAGTCACGTCATACATAGTCAAGCCCATGGTCGATTTGACCAAAAAAGAAAATAATGTGATAACTGACCAAAAAAGGAAGCTTGAACGCAAGGTTGCGACAATCATAGCCAAAGAATCCGGCGCAATAGCAGGAATATGGCACAGCAATTTTAGAGAGCCAGATTACAATTACCGTGAAGTCCATAAAGAACATGATTTGCAAGGCACGGTTTTTTTATTGCCGGACAATTGGGCAACCCAAAACGGATGGGCAAAAAAAACCAAACACGAACAGCCTGGTGAATTGCCAAATTGCAAATGCTATTACCGCAAATACATTTACAAGTTAAAAGACCTGCCAGAACATTTATTGACCGCCGCCGGAAGAGAAAAAGTCGAAAATGAACGAACTTGATATAGCCAAACAAATAGCCGCCGGTGAAATAGAATCGCCGCAAAAATGCGAAAACATGTGGCTGTTTGCCTTGCGTATCACCGGAACAGGCGTGGCGTATCGTGACAAACTGGACGAATACGTTTACAGGCCACCTGAAGAATATTTAAACCCTAAGTTTATGGAGCGGTGCGCGGGGCTACCGGTGATCTGGTTTCATCCTGACAACAAAACCGAATTATTAAGCTCAGAAGAGTATGGCAAGCGCAATATAGGCAGCATTATGTTTGCCTATAAGCTGGGTAATGAGGTGTGGGGTATTGCACGGATTTATGACGAAACTGCGGCAAAAGAAATGCAGGAAACCCAATTGTCCACTAGCCCCGGGGTAATCTTGTCAGATAGCAGTTTGAACAAAATAAAAAACAATGATAGGTTAGATAAAATTTTAATCGAAGGCGAAGCCTCGCATATCGACCATTTAGCCATTTGTTTGCATGGCGTTTGGGATAAAGGCGGCGAACCTTTGGGCGTATCAACTCAAAAAACGGTGAGAACAGACTCAATGGACAAAATACCAGAAGAAACAGCCCCAGAAATGTCGGCGGGCGAAAAAGCCATTTTAGGCATGATGGAGCAAATTATGACGCGCTTGACGGCACTTGAAAGTGCTGAAAAGAAAGAAGCCAGCGGGCATGAAGAAGCCGCCGCAAGTTTAGGCGACCCTGAAAAGGCAATTGACAATGCCGAAGATATGGAGCGCAACAAAGCGCAAATTGACGACGATGATTGTCATAGCGACGACAGCAAAACTAAATTTGCTGACGATGATGACGACGAAAAATCAGACAAAGAAAAAAAAGAAGAAGAAGCCAAAATTGTGGCGGATTCTTTGGCAAAAGAAAATAAATTGTTGAAATCAAAAATTGCAGCCATTGAAGCACGCCTGCCCGTCATCCTTAACGATGCTGAACTTAACCAGCTTAGCGAAGCGCAAGCCCGTGCGGACTCGGTGGCCCATGCGTTTGGCACTAAAGCCCCCGCCCCTATGATGGGCGAAAGGCCATTGTCTTACCGCAAACGGGTTGTTGAAATGTTTAAGAAACATTCAAATGACTGGAAAGGGATTGATTTAGGCAAAATTATGGATGAAGCCACCTTTGGCATAGCCGAACGGGCAATTTATGCCGATGCAACCGCAGTGGCACAAAACCCCGCTTATTACGAAGGCGATGGGCTTATTGAAAACGTCCAAAAATTACGCGGCGGTGGCGAAATCAGCACGTTCAAAGGTAGTCCATCAGCGTGGATGAACCAGTTTAAAGCTCCGTCCCATAAAGTTTCTTTTGCAAGGATAAATAAATGAGCATTACATTAAATCCAATGCTACCCACCAATGCCGCTGGTGGGTTTAGCGTATTATCAGACGGCTATGTGCAAGGTATGGCGCTGCAAGAATCGGCGGTGCGGTATCAGTTAGCCAATGGTTTTATTGGTGCTAACGAAACATACCCCATGTGGGGCGGCGTGGCAGTCACCGAAACAATAAAATCAGACCCGCGCGGAAACCAGATCACACGGGCTACTACCTCTTCGACAAATGGCGTTGGGTCAATCAATGGTTTTGCAGTGGCAAACCAAGCCCATAGTTGGTTGACGACACCTCAATCCCCTGTGCCAAGCGGGCAGCCCGGACAAACCGCTAACTTTTATCGTTTGGGTTCTTTGGCAAAAATTCCCGTTAAATGTGATCCTGCATTTGCAGCAACATTAGTTGGCACACAAGCGGGCGGCGCATTAGAAGTGGCGGCTGGCTGGGATTTTGTGGGTCAACAATTGATTGCAGCAGAAACGGCAACCGCAGCGGTGTCGGTGTCGTCGGCAACTGTAAGCACCACTACCGGCCTTGTCACATTAACATTGGCATCAGCGGTTACAGTCCCTGCCAATGATTACATAAATTTGTCCGGCTTTGTGCCGCTGGTTTACAACGGG